ACAACCGCGTTTGACGTGGGTTGGTACGCAAGGTTACCGTAGCAATGGAACCTAAAGAAATTAATGACATTCACAAAAGGGACGACGTAGACGCGGCCGCGCTAAGTCACCACCACACACTAGGAAATAAAGCATTACAAGCAGCAGCAGGTAACCACAGACATGACGGAGTAACCAGTAAAAAACTATTTGAAACAGGACTTACTTCAACAGGTGTCTTTGCAGCAATTAACACAAATAAAACAATTGCAGTAACTTTTAATGAAGTTTACACTGCTGTTCCTAAAGTGTTTGCACAAGCAATTGCAGCAAGTGCAGTTAACATTGGTTTTCCAACTGAAGTTGACGGAATTACCCTTCTCGGATTCAACATTCAGGCAGCAAGAGCAGTTGGTACTGGAGCTTTTGACGTTCAGTGGGTGGTGTTCCCGTGAGGTCTAAAGTAAAAGACGACTCAGTAGACTTAGAAACCATGCTAGGTCTATTAGCAACTGGTCTTAAGAACCCACGTCCTAACAATTTTCAGTATAAGCCTCATCCTAAACAAGTACAATTTCATGACTCAGAAGCAAATGGTAGACAGTACATTGGTGGCAATCGAAGTGGAAAAACAACTTCAGGAATTAATGAAGACATTTGGTGGTTAACAGGAAGGCATCCTTACCTTAAACTTCCTGAGCCTCCACTTTTAGGTCGCGTTATTACAGTTGATTTTAAGAACGGCATGACCAAGATTATTCTTCCACAACTTTCACAGTGGATCCCGCCATCTGACTTAGTAGATGGTTCGTGGGAACGATCATGGAACGGAAGCAAACATAATTTAACATTAGCTAACGGATCACAACTTGAAGTAATGAGTTATGACCAGGAACTTGAAAAGTTTGCAGGCGTTCCTCGTCATTTCATGCACTTTGATGAAGAACCACCTTTTGACATTTTCAAAGAGTGTAAAGCGCGTCTTGTTGACTACAATGGCCGTTGGTGGATGACAATGACCCCAGTAGAAGGAATGACGTGGACTTACGATGAAATTTGGGAAAAAAGAGCTTCTGACCTTATCGACGTTGTTACTGTTGACATTCGTGACAATCCGTACCTTGATGAGGAAGCTATTGAAGCCTTACTCTCAGGGTATGACGAGGATGAAAGACTTATCCGAGGCGCGGGAAACTACATTGCGGTAAGTGGCCTAATTTTTAAAGGTTTCAATCCTGAGACTCATGTAATTGCAACAGGTATTCCAAACGCGATTGAATGGGAACACTACATGAGTCTTGATGCAGGATTTAATAACCCTACAGCAATTCTGCGTCATGCTGTTCACAAAAAAACGGGGGTAGTAGTAACTTATGCGGAACACTATAAATCAGAGTGGACAGTACAACAACATGCTGAAAAAATCAAAAGTGACGAGGCCACTCTCCGTAAAGACTACGGAATTATTCCTTTCTTACGTATTGCTGACCCTGCCATCAAACAACGGCAACAAACTACGGGACTTTCAATCCAAATCGAGTATGCACAGCATGGAGTTAATTTAGCTACAGGTTCAGTACGAGATGTTGACGCTGGACTCGACAAAATGAACAATTACTTTCGACTTGGTAAGTGGTTTATTACAGAGGATTGTCCTAACACAATTCGTGAAATGCGCAAGTATAAAAGAGCCCAATACGCGACTTCAAAATTACGTGAGAAGAATAATAAAAAAGAAGAACCAGTTAAGAAGGACGATCATACTTGTGACTCAGCTCGATATTTCTTCTCGTTTATGCCTGAATTAAATCCAAACCAACCTGCACCTGCTAAGATTGAAAGACCTAATTTGTTGGGTGCTCCAACAGTTTTTGTAAATCGTGACAACATTGACCCTAACTTTAGTGGGGCTGTAGCCGTCTCTGTAATTGCTGATGAATTTGTAGGAGAATGGTAATGGAAACTTTTGCACAAGTAAGCAATACTTATGAGAATGCTCATGAGGTAATTAAGGGTGATCCTCGTGTAGATGGTCCTTATCTTACTGATCTTGAGGAAGAAAGGGCAGAGCGCGTCCGCGATGAGCGAATGAAAAATTTTAAGAAGGCAGAAAAGGAAGCTAAAGTTGCTGCTGCTAAAAAAGCTAAGGAAGAAGCCGAAGCTAAAGCAGCGGAAGCTAAGAAGGAAGACGCCAAGAAATGAGCGCTCCTGACAAGTTTCAAATTCTTACAATTGTACCCCTTCCGGCTGATTGTATTGCGTGTGGTCGAAAGTCAGATGGTAGCAATGAATTTGTAGATTTAACCAAAGACATTGATTACTATGGTGCAATTCTTCTTTGTCGCAATTGCGCGGAGGAAATTGGTAGTGTTGTAGGTTTAACTGATTCTGATGAATTAGACACTACACAATCATTACTAAACACTTACGCGGCTACTAATGTAGAATTGCAAGATAAGGTTGAAGCTCTTGAATCTGTTGTTTTTGCTTACGGTCTTACTGCTGGGCTTACTCTTGACGAACCTACTATTAACAATGATTCTAGTGAAGTCGAAGACGAAGGAGAACAAGTATCTTCAGGACCAAAACCGCGATCTGTTAAATCGGTTACAAGCAAATGACTTTAAGACTTACGCGGCTTTATCAGGCCCTGTAGCTGCTTTTAAAGTACCATCGCAAAATTTGAAAACTGATTTAGAAGAGTTACGAGTACTTGCCGAAGCACAAGGTTTAGGAGAACCGATTTACGATGACGGAGATGTTGACACCGAGTTTGTCGATACCCTCGCCGAATTCGGTTATGGAGAATCAACTAACTAAGCGTCAGTCTAAGCAACTACTGGCTTTAGTTAATGAAGAATTTACAAAAAGTAGAAATAACCGTTGGAAAGCAGAGCGCCAATGGTACTTAAACCTTGCAATGTATTTTGGCAAACAGAACATTCAAACTTTAGACACACCTGGTGGAACAAGGCAATTTAAACTTTATACTCCTCCTGCTCCTTATTACCGTTCGCGTCCTGTAGTTAATAGAATTCGTCCTGCAATGAGGACGGAAATGGCTAAATTAACTGCACAGAAACCGAACGCTTTTGTTGTACCTGCGTCCTCTGATGATCGTGACATGTACGCAGCAAATGCGGGTGAGCAAATTTGGGATTCGATGTTTAGATCAAAGAAAATTCATCGTATTCTAAGGCGTAGTATTTTTTGGACTTCTGTAGTTGGAAATGGTTTTATTAAATCTTGGTGGGATGAAGATAAAGAAGATGTAACAAGTGGCCTCATGGGAGACATTTGTTACGAACCTATTACACCCTTTCATCTATTTGTACCTGATCTTAAAGAAGTTGAAATTGAGGATCAATCATTTGTAATTCATGCAGCTAACCGTGACGCTGAACAATTACAAATGATGTATAATAAACAGATTTCTTCAGCTAATGCTGATTCCTCTCTTTTAGAAGAGTCCTTTGCAAATGTCATGGGTGTAAATGAAACAGGTAAAAAAAAGAATAACGTACTAGTTTTGGAAATGTGGTTAAAACCTAATAATTATCCTGTATGGCCTAATGGTGGGATGATTACTGTAGCTGGAAATGAAATTCTCGCAATTCATGAAGGTTTACCTTATGATCATAGACAGTATCCGTTTGCACATTTTCGCCATGTAGAATCAGGAAAATTCTATGGTGATAGTGTTATTGCTGATTTAATTTCTCTACAGCGCGAATATAATCGTACTAGAGGTCAAATTATTGAAAGCAAAAATAGAATGGCAAAGCCTCAGTTAACTGCTGAGATTGGATCAATTGATCCTAATAAAATTACTTCTGAACCTGGTCAGATTATTCTTTACCGTCCAGGATTTACACCACCGCAGCCTCTTCCTCTTCAAAGCATTCCTAGTTATGTTCTTGAAGAGCAGGATCGTATTAAAAGTGACATGGATGATATCTCTGGACAACATGATGTGTCTAGGGGTCAAGTACCTTCTGGAGTAACAGCGGCTACAGCCATCTCATACTTACAAGAGCAAGATGATTCAATGTTGAGTTATACTTTTGACTCAATTGAAGAAGGTATTGAGAAAATTGCATTTCAAACTCTTACATATGTAAAACAATATTGGGATACAAAAAGAAAAGTTAAAGTAACTGGTGAAGATGGATCATTTGATGTATTAGCTTTTGAAGGTTCTGATCTTCGAGATAATACAGATATTCGTATTGAAGCGGGTTCTTCCCTGCCTACTTCACGCGCTGCTAAACAAGCTTTTATTATGGATTTGATGAAAATGGGTTATATTGATCCTAATAAAGGTTTAGAAGTAATGGAAATTGGTGGAATTAATAAAATTTATGAACAAGTTCAAGTAGATGTGCGCCAAGCACAGCGTGAAAATTTAAAAATGGCACAGGCTACAGAAGAATTAATTCAAAAATTTAAAGAGCAAAAATTACAAGAAATTATGCAAGACCCACAAGCACAGGAACAATTACAATCGGGACAACTTCAAATTGATCCTAACACTGGTGATTTAACAGTAAATGGTATTCCTATGGATACTCCACTTATTGTTCCAGTTAATTCTTGGGATGATAATAGAATTCACATTGAACGTCATAATAATTATCGTAAGTCTCAAGCATTTGAGAATCTTGATCCTACCGCAAAAGATTTATTTGAGCAACATGTTAATGCTCATGTATCTGCTATTATGGTGGGAGCACAGGGAGCAATGCAAATGCCTCCTGGTATGTTAGATTTAGCAAATAATCCTCAGACTGTTCAAGAAATGCAAAATCAACCTCAAAGTGGTCAAGAGGCTGCTCAACAGTTGCCTCCGGTACAAGGGCAAGATCAACAGCAGCAAGGAGGACCTCAGTAATGGCAACAACTCTTTTATCCAATCCTGAATCTGGTTGGATTGATAAAAATCGTACAAGTAATGCACCTAATCAAGATGGTGGAATTAGTCAGGCCGCAGGTACTATTTTTACAGCCACAGGTGCAGGTTCTACTACTACTCTTGTAGGTGCAGCCGCGTCTCTAACTACTTCTGTAAACGCGGCTCGTTTAGGTGAGCGGTTTGTATTAGTAGATTCAACAGGAAAACTTAAAGAAGCTAAAGTATTTACAGTAACAGTTCATAATGGAACAACTACAATTACTTTCACTCCTGCTGCGGCTGTAGCCACTGCTAATGGTGACAGAGCTGTATTAGTTTCGGGTGATCCTTTTGCAGATAATGCGTCAATGGATCAGAAACTTCTTGCAATAGGTGGAGTTTATACTCAAAAATACATTGACACTTTAACTCAAAATGACAAAGTTTATGCGATTAGGCAGTTTGAAGTTCCCGACAACGTTAAGTAGGAAATTATGGACCCGGAAGAAACTGGCCAGGACACTGGGACAGAAGAAGTTGAAGGTACTGTAGCCCCGGAAACGGGGGGTAGTGATTCAATTAACCCTGCATGGAATGATTTATTAGAAGTTGTTCCTTCTCAGTTGCACAGCCTTGTTACTCCGTATCTTCAAAAATGGGATAAGAATTATCAGGAAGGCATCAACAAGGTACATTCTCAGTATGAGCCTTACAAAAGTTATATTGACAATGAGATTCAGCCTGGACAAATTGACTATGCTTTACAGTTAATGCAGGCAATTGAATCTCGTCCTGCTGAGGTTATCAAAGCCTTACAGGAATGGTCAGGTACTTCTGTTGAGGAGCCCCCTACTACTGAGCAACAGGGCCAAAGTGGTGACACTGAGATTCCTGCAGAATGGTTAAACCATCCTGAATTTAAAAGAATGCAGGATATGGTTGATCAAATGGCACAACTTATGGTACAGCAGAATCAAGCTTCTCAAGTAAATCAAGAAGATGCTGCTCTTGAAGCTGAATTAGAAAAATTGCATAAAGAGCATGGAGATTTTGATGAGGAGTGGGTTCTTACACGAGCAGCCAATAATCCTAATATTTCTTTTGATAAGCATGTAACTGCTTATAAGGAATTTGTTAATGGGATTATTGCTAATACTCGTAAGCCAGGGCCTAAAGTTTTGAGTGCCGGTGGAGTTGCTCCGGATAGTCAAGTGGATACAAAAACACTTGATAGTAAGGGGCGCCGTGATTTGGTAGCACAAATGTTAGCAGCCGCGGCTCAGCAAAGTCAGTAAACCTCTCTCTTAAAGGAAGTGATTATAGTGGCAACAGTCACTATGACTACCGTTGATA